AAGTTGCTGCAGATTATGAATTAGAGGCGTTAGTTTTCGCTGAATTAAACCGGAGGTGATTCGTTTGGAAGCAAGGAGATTAATGGAATACTTTCCGTCACTCAACGAAGAGACCGGAGAGATTTGTTTAACTTATCATTCTAACTTAGTCATTTTGAGTAAAGAAGAAACGAAGAAAGTTATCGCAGGTTTGCAAAAATTCGTTGATAACGCCTTTACTGACGGTGATATCGAAGCTCACAACGAGAGAGTCTATAAAGAAGAATTAATCCGTATGTATGGAACTGATGAGATTCCCGAGTACCATACAAGGCCGGTGCGATCTAAAAGAGAACGTATATCTAGCGCGAAAGTAGAAAGAGGGTTCGTGTACTTAATTAAAAATCCAAGAAACGGTCTTCATAAGATTGGACGTTCTAAAGACGTTGAGTTTAGATTATCAACACTTGCAGAAGAACATGGGCCGTTAGAATTGATTAGTCATCACGAGTTCAATGATTATAAATTCGCTGAACGACTTCTTCATGAGCATTATGGGGATAAACGCGTTACAGGCGAGTGGTTCTGCTTATCTGAAGAGGATGTGAACTACATCAGCGATTGGAAATTCTCGTCAGGTGAAACGTTTGAAATTAATATGTCTCAGGCATTAGTTGCGGAAGGTGAACTCTATGTCCAAGGATAATCTAATATCAGTTGAAACCCAAACGGAGTATTCAATTACGGAAGGTAAGAAGTCCAGCCGTATATTCGTAAAAATGTACGTTGATGCGGTACACGAAGGACTCATCGCAGATTTAGGCGCAGAACGTTGGCAAACTCTATGCGTTTTAGCTTCGTTTATGAACGCTGACGGCGAGTGTTATCCGTCACAGGACCGAATAGCAGGGGCGCTTAAAATACGCCGAGAATCAGCTAATAGACGCATCAAATCGCTATGTGATTTTCGTTGGAATGGCCGTCCGTTAGTCGTTAAGGAGCAGGTTCGTAAGACAGCGTCGCAGCAATGGGATAATACGAGATATACGATATTACCGTTGAGTCAGCTGGCAATCTTCGATTCTGAGCCGGAGAAGCTAAACGACTAACATCTATGTGACGCCAATCCATGTACGGCTCATTCATGTATGGCTCTACATCACACTAACTATAACCATTATTTAACGAGAACCATATATAACGAGATAAAAGATACCGACGCTAATAAATTCAAGTAATTAAGTGCTTTCGTACTGACGTACGAGTCTTCATAATTCTAACGAATTATTTGACTATCTATTAGGGCGATGGATCTTAAATATAAAAGAATATCGAAAGGGGAAATGAAAATGAATCAGTATGAGGTAACTTTAAGAAACGGTAAAAAGGTATCGTGTTTCGCTGAGAACGGTTTTGAAGTATGTATGAAGTGTCCTAATGCCGATAGTTTTAAATTCGTTAAAGTATTAAAGGAGGCGAAATAAATGGGCGTAGATTATTATAACTGCGAAGTATGCGATAGTATTTTTCATGACGCAGGACATTACGGTTATTGTGGGAGTTGCGAGGCTAGTCTTTGCGGACCTTGCTTTGATAAGATGGGCGAAAAGAACGGAGTACTTGGGGAAGGTCATGAGGACGCTGATAATTTCGGGGAAGACGCACCGAGATGTTGCGACAAATGTGACGGCAGTTTAATAGATGAAGGCGAATTCGTAGATTTTCTCGTAAGTAAGCTCGGTAAAACATACGAAGAATTAGAAGCGGAGTTCAGAACGGCAAAGGAGGCTTCGGAATGACCAATCTCAAAAAAGGCGACAAACTAAGACGAATCAGCGACGGTAAGCTATTCACGTATTTAAGTAGCGATGACTCAGACGACGAAAATTACGTACACGTCGAAGAAATGGCGGTGCCGGTGTATTTGCCCGATTTCGAGAAGGAGGAATCCGAATGAAACTGACGCAGGAGCAAATCGAAGAGATTCGTAAGAGAGCGGAGGCTGCAACCGAAAGTCAATGGTTCGTTATGCATGATACGGATATTATGATTGAGGAGCCTGCAGGTTCTGGCAATACTCATTCCGTCGCTTATAGTAAGGCTAGTAACGACGCTGAGTTTATCGCCATAGTACCGGCTGAAACTTTGAAGGAGTTGAGCGAAGATGCCGAAAGCTAAATTACCGCCTGCAGACGCCTGGGCTGATCGCAACATCGCCGACTGGAATACGACAACATTCCGCCAGTACCTCTACGACCGTCACCGCGAACTATACGGACTAGACTACGTAGGAGCTGTCAAGCGTGACTGCGGCATGATTAGCGGAATGATTAAGCAGCATGATAAGGCGACTGTGAAGACGTTTATCGATGAGTGCTTTCGCCAGTATAAGCCGACGACGCAGTATCCGACGCTGAATTTCTACTTCATGAAAACGTATATGAGCGAACGGGTGCTTCCGAAAGTGTTGTTGGCGCAGAGGGCCGAGCGTTTGTTGGGCGATGATACACCGATAGAAAAGACGGAACATTCCGAAAATATAGACGAATTGAAAGGGTGGTTTTGATGAACATTCAAGTTAACGAAAATTACCGTTTAAAAAGTGATGCACTTAACGTAATCATTCAACGCAAACACTTATCGGATCCAACGAAGGCGCCGAACTGGGAGAAACGTAAATCCGAAGGTGCTTCCGCAGAGGTTCGCGAAGTATGGCGCGACTATAAATATTGTACCCGCATAGAAGATGCGTTGGCAGTTATTTTCGAACAGCAGGTGCGAGATAGCCAGGCGGAAACATTTGCGGAATTGCTTGCGGAAATCAAGGGATTTCGCCGTGAAATAAAGGCGCTATTGGCTTTCGAATAGTAAGGAAGGTAACGCCAATAAAACGTTAAAAGGAGCGGATTTGATGATAAACGGACAGTGCTTCAGTTGTTACGACCACGCTATGTTTCAATATTTCGGTCAGACTAAAGAATTCAACCCAGCGAAGATACAGAGTGATTATATAAAATCGCTAGAAGAAAACGGAACGAAAGTCGAATGTGTATCATGTTGCCGAAAAGTTGAGTACGTCAAGGAAGGCGATAAATGGAAAGAGGTTGTTGCGAATGACTAACGAAAAAACATGCGTCCTAGCAAGCGCCTGCAAACTCGCTGGCAACCCGACGCATTGCAATTCACGCTGCAGCAGTTTCGTCTCACTTCACGGCGCGTCAGGATCCGGCGGCAGAGTCGCAGCGGCTGGCATACCGAACGACTACCGAATGGACACGATTAAGACGATGCCTACACGCGATTCTACCGTGAAAATAGGCGCCAACACACCGTCCCTAGCTAACGTATTAGACTCGTACGTAGACAGCTTTAAACGGCAATTTGAAGCGTCAGGCGAGCGTGTGAAATCGCTGTATCTATGGTCGCGGTCGCCAGGGACCGGCAAGACTACGACGGCGGCAGCGTTGGCAAATACGTATCTAATCAAGCACTATATCGGCTCGCTTGCGCACGACAGGCAGGTGTTGCAGCGTCCGGTACTATTCGTCGACGTTAACCAACTGCAGACGGATTATAACCAATTCAATCGACCGCGCGTGCCCGATTCGGTGGCAGAACCGGCAGCACAACGTTATTATCGAACGATTGAGCAGGCGAAGGTAGTACCCTTCGTTATCCTTGATGACGTTGGTATTCGCGACAGCACAGACGGATTCCGAGCGGATCTGCATTCGGTCATAAACGCAAGGGTAACGAATCAGCTGGCGACAGTTTATACGAGTAACTTACCGATTAAATCGAACGTTCCGAAAAAGGATAGATTACCGGGAATTAAATACGACTTAGTGGACGTTTTTGGCGAAGAAAGACTGGCGGATCGTATTCGGGACATGACGATGGAGATTGAGTTTCTGGGCGGTTCAAATCGAGGGATGCGAAATAAATAATACCCATACCGGTATTTAATAAACGGAGGCGATGACGGATGAGAGAAGGTCAATGTTTCGGATGTTACGACGATGCAATGTTTAGATACTTCGGTCAAACTAACGAGTTTAATCCAACGAAGATACAGCATGAATACGTAGAAAAACTTAAAGAAGCTGGCGCGATGGTAGACTGTGTTACTTGCGGGAGAAAAGTAGAATACGTAGAGTCTAACGGAAAGTGGACGGAGGTGCCTGCGAAATGAATAACGAGGAGCATAACGAACGCGACGAAGTGGAAATTAATTTCGAATTTACAGCGTTACCTGGCGAAATCGTCGAGGTAGACGGCTATGACGGGTTTTTCAAAGTCGACTGTCAGCACGTAGATGTCGAGCGCTATGCAAACGAAAGATTCACCGAAGTTTATTACGACGTCATCAACATTCATACGGACGAATGGGTAGTCGCTTGTGACGAAGACTTGACGCTAGTTGCAGACGCAGCTGCTGCGGACGACTTCATAGCGAATATGGTGCCGAAGGGAAAACCGTTCAAAGGTGGCGTTCGTAAGTTTGATGCGATGGATATTACGATTTATCAATTCGAAGATAAAGGGGCGATTAATATGGCGGGTAAAAACGAGCGCAAGTTAACTCCGCGTGAACAGTCGAACAAAGAGGCAGCAGATAAGAAGGCGGCACGTAAGAAGCGCAAGGAATACGTAGATCGTGCGTTGGATGGGCGATTGACTGCGAAGGATTTAATCGAGATGTTTCCGAACGATAAAGCGAAGTACGAGCGACGCATTGCGAGATACGACCGATTCTTGGCGAAGGTGAGTGATGGCGAGTGAGTAAGTCACGCGGTTTTACTTCGGTAGTAAAAATAGAATACGAAGGTGAGGTGGTATCAGCTAAAAAGTGCAGTAAGTGTTCTAAGGTTAACCCTTTAACGCTTTACGATAAATCAAAAAGTGGCGTAGGTGGAGTAAAAGCTGAATGTAAAGCTTGCGCAAGTCTACGCCGAAAAGCGCACTATGCTAAACACGCGGAGAGAGAAAGAGAAAAAGGTAGAGAATACCGAGAAAATCATCCAGAAAAGGTTGCTAAAGCTCAGCGGAAATACAGAGAAAAATTTAAAGAAGAACTATCTGAAAGGTACAAGGAATACTACGAAAAGAATCGCCAGAGAAAAGTAACCTATTCACGGCGATATTACCACGAAAACAAAGAAGCTAGGCATGAGTATTATTTAAGCAGAAAAGATATACAGTTGGATCATTACTACAACAGACTTAAGTTAATTAAGGCCTTGCCTAACACGTTAAGTGAAGAACAAAGAAAAACGTTACCTACTTATACTATTTTTCAAGATATCCAAGAAGATCATTTCATTCCAGTAAACACAGGGCACGGAGGAACTACTTACGAAAATATATGCCTTTTATCAGAAAGATGGAACAGATCAAAAAATGGGTTTAATCCATTCGAATGGGCAAGGTACTTTTTAACCGAAGAAGAAAGGGTAGTTTTCTATGAAATCGCGACAGATTTAGCAAATAGAAACGGACTGACACTCAAATTATATAAGGAGTTCGTAAATTGGTGTTTTGAGAATAAAAGATCACTAGAAGAAGTATTAGAGGATAACGAGAAGTATGGATATAAGAAATCTTCTCTGGATATATGGATGGAAGAAAAGGGAGGTAAATAAATGGAACATGGGATTTTAATACTTTCAAAAGTTATAGATGAGAATAATTTTAATGAGCTTACCAAACACTCCATAACCGAATCTGACTTCCCTACGGATGTAGAGAAGAAGGCGTACAGATTTATACGTGATTACGTAAAGGAAAACCAACAGACTCCATCATACGCAACTTTAACAGCAAGATGTGAAGGATTCGACTACATTCCACAAGTAAGTGATTCGTATGAATACCTGGCGAAACAAATCAAGGGACATTCTGCCAAATTAGGCGTCAAGGAACTGCTCGAAAATGGCTTCGTTGACAAGTTCTCGAAAATTTCAGATGGAAATATTTTAATCGATGACTTGATTTCGGAGCTAAAAGGGATTAAAATGAATACGAACACTAGTTCTAAAATAGGAACAAGCCTAAAATCGGATACGAATACGTTCTTAGACGAATACAAACGCCGTAAAGCAGGCGAATCATTTAAGATTTGGAAAAGTAAATTCGGCACAATCAACAAGGAAGTCGGCGGATATCTAAGCGGAAACATGTATACGTGGTATGGGCGATCAGGCCGCGGTAAATCCGTATTCACTATGGAAGAGGCGTTAGAAGCCGCAGCACAAGGCGCAAGAGTTCTCGTATGGGCAATGGAGATGAGCCGTTTTGAATGGATGGCGCGAGCGTATTCTTCGCTATCAGCACGCCAGGGAATTATCGACGCAAATATCGAAGGAGTCAATTACGACGTAGGTTTCGAGAATCGTGCATTGCTGACCGGTAAATTGTCGGAAGAGTTCGAAAGTGGATTCGAAGTGTTCTTATTATCGTTGAATGAATCACTAAAAGGTGAGATTATACTACGTGCAGCAGACGATGCAGACTTTCACAAACGCGACGTAACGCAGCTGGAATCCGATATACACCAAACGAAAGCTGACGTTGTAGTAATCGATCCTATTTATCTGATGGACTTCGAAGCCAATACGGCGCGAGTTGCGGGCGGTGACGTGGCTAATACAAGTAAGAAGATTCGTAGATTGGCAGGTCTTACGGATACGGTGATTCACGTTATTACGCAGGCGGAAGAGGTTCGCGACGATACTGACGAAGATGGAAATCGTGAGTTACGGGCGCCGAAACGTGCGGAAATTAAGAAAACGAAGGCAGTACTCGAAGACGCGGCAAACACATTCGGTATTGATACGTTAGACGGGCAAGGACTTATCGAGATCGGCAAGTCTCGTAACAGTTCGAGTGAAGGAGCACAGGTTGAAGTTCTCTATATGCCGGGATTTGGGCTTGTAAAGGAAATCGAGACGGGTCAGGCAGCCGCCTCGCAATTCAACTTTTAGCAAATACGAAGCCAACTATTCGTCATAAAATTTACAAAGCCGTAACACTTCTGCCAATAAGAGGGTAACGGTGTGTGAAATGTCCTAAAACTATTCCGAAAAGTTTGACATATTCCGAGACAAGGAGTGGAAAAATGAGTATAATCAAAATACGTAGTCAACCGATTCAAATCGACATACAAACCGAACTCGAAAATTTCGAATGGACACGCGCACGTTGGACCAGCGACAAACTAATCGCCTGCAGTCCTTTTAGATATGACGGCAACCCTTCGTTTTTCGTAAGTATGGAGCACGGCGGCTGGAAAGACGCAGGCGCATACGACTCCGAATGGGCTTCCGGCAACTTCGTAAAGCTACTTTCGTTCTTACGTAACGAAACGTACGAAGAAACCGAAGAGTACCTCGAATACACATACGGCAAGACAACCGGCTGCACGCTGACGTTGGACATTCCGAAGTTAGCACTTGCGCCGAAAAAGATGTATCTGCCGGATATGTTTATGTCGAGATACTCAGCGTCAACGGAAACGAATTACTTAACGCGGCGGGGCATAACGGAAAAGGTGCAGCGATATCTGCAGACGGGTTATGACCGAATGAACCAAACGGTCACTATACCGTGGTATGATACGAACGGTAAGCTGGCCAACGTGAAATACCGGAAGACATTCGGCAAAGTGTTCTTCTACGAAAAAGGCGCCGTGCCGATTCGAAATTTAGTTTACGGATTGAATAACGTTTATGCATCGAGAGCTACTACGGCGGTTGTGACCGAGGCAGAGATCGACGCGATGTCGGTTATGTCTAGCGGCGCGAAACTGCTTGGGATTGCGTTAGGCGGAGCAAACTTTACGGATTATCAGCGTGATTTAATAGTACGGTCGCCGATTAAGCGGTTGATTATACTGTCGGACAACGATAAAGCAGGCGGCAAACTGCGCGATCAAGTCGTTGAGAAATTGCGTGGTAGATGCGAACTGGCAGTCGCGGATATCAATACGTATAAGGATGCGAATGAAGTTTTGACGAAAGAAGGATCGGAGTCATTGCGTGAAACTATTCAAGGGGCTAAAGCGGTGAAGGCTTTGCGTATTTTTTAGCGAGTAAGTACGTTCTTGGGCGTACCATGAGGCGGAAGTGCAGGGGCGATTGTGGGAATCGCCTTTTACTTCGTTTTTGAACGTTTCCATTCGTACAATTCTTCGATGGAGCAGCCGAGTACATGCGCTATGTT